GAATCTACATGAGCCGCCTGTACGAGCGGGATTGCAAGGATTTTGTGAGGGCTGCGACATGAATGTTCATTTTTCCAGCGCAACGGATCTTTGGGCTACGCCGCAAGAGTTCTTTGACCGCTTGGACGCTGTTCACGGCTTCACGCTTGACGCCTGCGCGAATTCCGAAAACGCCAAGTGCGATCGCTACTTCACCAAGGAGCAGGACGGGCTGGCGCAATCGTGGGGTGGGGTTGTCTGGATGAACCCGCCTTATGGCCGGGAAATCGGCCGCTGGATGCGAAAAGCCTACGAAGCCAGTCAACAGGGCGCGACAGTCGTTTGTCTTGTCCCGGCGCGGACGGATACCCGTTGGTGGCACGACTACGCCATTAAGGGGTCAATCGAGTTTATCCGTGGACGCCTCAAGTTCGGCGGGCACAAAACTAATGCGCCATTTCCTAGCGCCGTTGTGATTTTCCGTCCGGACGCAGCATGAAATTTACAGACCGCCAAAAATCCCTCCACGCCGCCCGCGTGTACCTGATGCAGTCACGTTTGACAAAACATCGCGGCTGGTCGTTCTGGCTGCTTGATGCCGCAGGACGTGCGCGGCGCGAGTGCTTGCCTGTTCAGCGGGGGTTGCTGTGAGGTACGCCCTGCGAGTTGACGCGAACCAGGCCGCAGTTATCAGCGCCCTGGAGGCTGCTGGCGCTACGGTGCAGGTAGTCGGCAAGCCGCTTGATCTGCTTGTCGGCATTCGTAACCAGTTCATTTTGATAGAAGTGAAGGACGGAGCGAAGGTCAAGTCTGCCCAAAAGCCGACCAATGCGCAGACGAAGTTTTTCGAGCGATTCCCTGGCTACCCGTGGGCGGTTGTTGACGGACCCGAGGCGGCGCTGCGGGCTATTGGGTGCATCAAATGAAAGGGACAACCCCAACAAAGGCCGACAGGCAACTATGGGATGCAATGGCGCAGCTTGGCTGCATTGCCTGCCTGAAAGACGGCGTTCATTCGCCATTCGTAAGCATCCACCACATTGACGGGCGCACTAAGCCGGGAGCGCACAGGCTGGTTTTACCGCTTTGCGCCGGGCACCATCAAGACGGCACGGGCGAGCGTGGGTTGATAGCTGTACATCCGTGGAAGGCCAGATTTGAGCAAACCTACGGAAAGCAGACTGATTTATTGCATGAGTGCATGAAATTGATCGGAGTGACGATATGACACCAACATTCGCCGGAGAAATCCAGCTCGCAGGCTGGTCCGAATCACACACCAGCGGTTGCAAGGTCACTTTCTGGCTTTCGTCGCCGGACGAACTGGAGGCATTCCGCGCCCTGACCGTCCGCAAGGGCAACACGGCGGGCCATCGGTTTATGGCCGCGCTGGTGGAAATTGGCGAGGATGATCTACCAGTGCAACAACCCACACCAGAAAAGCCCAAGGGCGGCGAACTGGCGCGTCTGGCTGGCATTTGGAGCAACGAGCCGAAGTTCTGGCGCTGGGTTAATGCTAGTGGGTTCACGGCAATCGACAACGACATGCAGGCTGCCGCGTATATCCGGTCAGTATGCGAAGTCGAAAGCCGGGCAGAACTAGACAACAACGACCGCGCTGGCATGCGGTTTCAAGAAATGATCCGCCTGCCCTACATGGCTTATTTGAGGGCGAATCCTTGAAAGCCTACAGCTACGAAGCCAAAGGAAGCGACGGCTTCACCTATTCCGTGCGCCTGATGTTGGAAGACGTAGAGCTTGAAGCCTTGCAGCGCGTCGGGATCATCGGCGCAGTGTCCGAGGTGGTCGGGATGCAGCCGACGACCGATGCACTGATCGCGGGCCTGCAGAAAGAGTTTTGCACCGCTTGCGGCGGGTTGCCCCAATGACCTGCGAACACCCGTCAATGGTGACTATGGACCACGGCGGCGGCCCGTTCGGCGAAAAGGTGCAAACCGCTAATCGGATGTGCCTGAAATGCGGCCAGCACTGGTATGGGCCGATGGACGCCATCAAGGAATACACCCGGTCCGAATGGGACGCATGGGTGAGCGAGATTGAGCAGAAAGGTCAGCAAGCGCTGAGTTTTTAACGATACCGTCGCGGCCCCGGTTTGTGGCGCTTAATTTAAAGGATCAATCATGGATAAAGCAGCAATAGCCGCCGAGCTTATGAAGTTCACAGACCATGCGCAGCAAAAAGGCATGAGTTTGGCCGGCGATTACGTGAGGTTCTTCAACCAGAAAACCGCGATGGCTTGGACGAAGTGGCTGGAAGCTGCGAAGTCTGCAGCTTGACCAAATGCCCAGCGGCCAGGGCTTGATGGCGCTTAACTAGGAGAGAGTGATGGAAATTACGCTGACGGTTGTATGGTGGTGGATTCCGACCGTCTTGACGGTCCTGGCTTTCGCCTTGTGGTGGATATTGACGCCGGAGGAAAGCGGGATGTTGGCCGGACTGGGCGCGATGCTTACGTTCATTCCAACCATTTTCTTTGTGGCGATTGTGTGGGTGGTCGCTGCAATCCTGAAATAACAACCAAGGAGAACTGAATGGACGAGAAAGCTATGCGCGAGGCGTTTGAGGCGAAGTATGGATGTGACATGGGCGGGGAATTGTTTGCAGCGTTCATGGGTGGCTACCGCGCAGCCCTATCCCAGAAGGCAGAAGCGCCGGGGTGGCGGCCTATTGAATCAGCGCCCAAAGATGGAACTGCTGTGTTGGTTTACGGACAAGGCCACCTTGACCATTCGGCCATGCATTGGCGTGAAAAAGAAGGTAGGGCAATAACGATTGCCGCCTGGACCCCGGGCGATATAGGGGTGTCCGCTCATTGGTCGGCATTGGAAACGACCATGGAGTCCTCTTACGGAGGCGAAGAAAACTCTTTTGACTATTCGGAGGCGGTTGAAATTGCGCCCACCCATTGGATGCCACTGCCGGCGGCGCCAAAGGTATCTGGTTATGCGAATGGTCAAGCGTTTTGGAACACCAGCCAAAATTCACCAAAGGCCACGCCATGACCAACATCGAGCGCATGGCGAAAGAGGCGGGGTTCAGCGAGATTGATGTGATGACGATTAATGGGCGCGCTATTGATCGGCGATTCACTAAATTCGCCGCCCTGGTGGTTGAGGATTGCGCGAAGTTGGCCGAAAGCGCGGAGCTTCATTGGGCGGGCGGCTTCAAGATCGCTGACGCCATCCGCGCCAAATACCCCATGCCAAAGGAGCCGGGATGAATTTTGACGGCGAATCGTTTTTTGACCCGCGCCGCAAGGGTTTTCTAGAAAAGCAAGTGGATTCGTTTTTGGGCGCCGCTATTGGGGCTGTGATGGCAATGGAATGCGCCGACGCGGCCGCCAAGGCTCGAATTGAGCAAGAAGAGTTGAGATTCGACCATGACTGGCGCGCCGATGCTATGGCTAGGCGGATCCAGAGTTTTGAAAAAGACGCGGCCAAATGACCCACGGCGGCAAACGAGCCGGTGCAGGCAAACCCCGAACCCAGCTAGACGAAAGGCGAGTTCTGGTGCTGATGGCTCAAAAGGTCAGCCAGCGCGAGATAGCTGAGCGGTTTGGCGTGACGCTTGGCGTGATCAAGTACTTCGCTCGCAGGCAGGCGGCAATCAAGGCTGCGGATTCGGTTAACAACTAAAAGGACGGAAACATGGCACGCAGACTAAAAATCCTGGAATCCCACGCTGACCTGTGCGCCCTGCTTGACCGCTGGGTAATACACCAGATGAAGTCTGTAAGCGGAGGGCTGGGCTACCCGCGCAAGAGCCTGGACTTTTCCTACATTCAATCGCCAGCCAGCTCAATCGACCCCACTGGATACGCCGCAGAGGATCACAGCGACACCGACGCAGCCTTTGCCAGCCTGTGCGAAGCCGATTTACAGCTTGCCGCCGCAATCAAGATGCACTACATGCCGTGGACTGTGATGGCGCTGATGGGGGAGGGCTACCCATTTTCACCGGACAAAACCTTCTATAACCGCCTTGTTCGGGCGCATGTGTGGATGGAAAGCGAGCTTTTTCGTGTTTTGGAGGAAAGAAAGTCTAAAAATCGTGAAAATCTTAGGAAATATGCTTGACAAGTCCCGGGAATTACAATATTCTGTCGATAAGTGATATGGTGAATACCTGTCACCCCGCAGCAAAGCGGGACCAATTCAGCCCCTCCGCAGCAACGCGCCGGGGTTTTTTGCTTTCCGCGCCCACAAGCGCAACCCCATGCGGGCCACGTTCGATACGTAATAGATACGCGCCGCCACTCGCTGAGTACAGGATGCGACCTCGATTGCGGACGCTGGCCCCGCTGTTTTAAAGGAATGAGCTGCTAATGACTGTTATTGCATGGGACGGCAAGACGTTGGCGGCTGACAAACGCGCCCTCAACAATGGCCGCGCAACCACTGTCACCAAGATATGCAAGCACGAAGGCTGGCTACTTGCGGTCAGCGGAGACTTAACGCGGGGGTTGGAGCTGGTTAAGTGGTTCAAGGCCGGCCAGGACCCGGAGAAGCTCCCTGCCTTCCAGTTGACGCTCGCTGACTATGTACCACTATTGGCAATCAACAAGGATGGTGTTTACCTCTTTGAAATGGGGCATATGCCCTTCAAGATTGAGGAGCCGTTCTTTGCTTGTGGCTCTGGCCGCGATTGCGCATTGACTGCAATGCACTTAGGCCGTGATGCGGTTCAAGCCGTGCAGATAACTTGTGAAGTGCTCACCAACTGCGGAAATGGCATTGATACGCTGACGCTCTAACCCTTTCTCCGCTGCTGAAATGCAGCTTCGCCCGCCAGTGAAAGCTGAGCGGGTTTTTTACATCGACTTGCGGCGATTCCGCATGTATGCGCAAACAGGACCCGTCGCGGGGTTATGACATGACCACAGCAAAACCAGCGGAGCATTTCGCAAATCCACCCTATCGAGCAGAGCTGTTTAGCGCCAAAACAGGATGGGCCGGCGTGATGAACGCGCAAGGCGTCAACTGCCTGACGTTCACCGATAAGCCGGGTGCAGTTGTAACAAGCATGGCTGATGCTGAGCGCATCGCTGCTGAGTGGAATGCGGGGTGAGTCATGGGCAACACTTTAATCACTTCGCAAGAAGCCGCGCGCGTTTGGTTGGCCGCATTTCTCTCGGTGCTGCGTGAACAGCCGACAGAAATGTTCATCGAGGGCCAATATAACTGGGAGCGCCAGGAGTTCGATGATCATGGCTGATCCTAAGTCAACGACCTTTAAAAAAGGCGAGAAAAGGCAGAACCAAGGTAAGCGCGGCCCCAACAAGGTAACGGCGCAGCTTAAGGAAATGATCCTAGAGGCGCTGGATAACGCCGGTGGCGTCGAGTACCTTGAGCGCAAGGCCAACGACCCGCGCACCGCTTCGGCGTTCCTGAGTCTGATCGGTAAAGTGCTGCCAATGACCATCCAAGGCCCTGGTGAGAACGGCGAACACGCCTTTACCGTCATTGAGCGTCGGATTGTCAAAAGCAAGTGACCGTTCTGTCGATAGACACGCCAGAGGTTTACGAGCCTCTGCTGGTTCCTGCCCGATATAAGGGCGCTTGGGGTGGCCGGGGTTCGGCCAAGTCGCACTTCTTTGCTGGTTTGTGGCTTGAGGAAAACGTAGCGCAGAAGCTGGACTTTGTTTGCTTGCGGGAAACGCTCAAATCGCTTGAGTTCTCGGTTAAGAAGCTCCTCGAAAGCAAAGTAGAGCAGCACAACGCTGGTGCGTACTTCGAGATTCAGGACCGGCGCATTTTGTCCAAGCATGGCGGGGTGACGATCTTTGAGGGCATGCAGAACCACACAGCGGACTCGATCAAGTCGTTAGAGGGTTTTGATCGGTCGTGGTTTGAGGAGGCGCAGAACGCCAGTAACAACAGCCTGACGCTACTGAGGCCGACCATCCGCAAGGCTGGCTCGCAACTCTGGTTTAGCTGGAACCCGGACCTAGACACAGACCCGATTGACGTGCTTCTGCGCGGCGATGAGTTGCCGCCAGGCGCGGTTGTCGTCAAGGCGAACTACATGGATAACCCCATGTTGCCTGAAGAGCTGCGGCTGGAGATGGAGTTTGACCGCAGGCGCGACCCGGACAAATATGCACACGTCTGGCTCGGTGAGTACCGCAAGAACAGCGAAGCGCGGGTATTCAAGAACTGGAAGATCGAGGAGTTCGAGCGGCCAGCGGGAACGATTCACCGGCTCGGCGCTGACTGGGGCTTTAGTGTTGACCCTAGTGTTTTGGTGCGCTGCGACATAGAAGGCAATCGGCTTTATGTTGACCACGAGGCCTATGCGGTGGGCTGCGAGATCGTCAACCTGCCAGAGCTGTTTATGTCCGTGCCAGAGGCTGAGAAGTGGCCCATAACGGCTGATTCAGCCCGCCCCGAGACGATCAGCCACATGCAGAAGAACGGCTTCCCCAAG